AGTAAACCTGAAGGCTTACCTGAAAAATTCAACACTGTTGAAGATTTAGCTAAGTCATATTCAGAGTTAGAAAAGAAACTTGGTGAACAGTCTCCAAAAGTAGAAGAAGTTGACCCAGTCAATAAAACTACTTTAAAAGAAGAAGCACCTAAACAAGAAAATAGTTTAGAGATTGCTGAAAATGCAGTAGAAAATGCAGGATTAGATTTTAACACACTAGCAGATGAGTATGCAAAGAATGGTCAGTTAGGTGATGAGTCTTATAAATCCTTAGAAGAGTCTGGTATTCCAAAAGAATATGTTGACCAATTTATTGCAGGACAAAAAGCAATCGGTGAACAACAAACTAATACTGTAAAAAGTATGGTAGGTGGTGATGAGGCTTATACAGAAATGGCACAATGGGCTTCTAAGAATATGACTGACGGTGAAAAGAAAGCATACAATACGGCAGTTAATAGTCCTGATATGGAAACAGTTAAACTTGCAGTAGATGGTTTACGAGCTAAGTATCACACAGCAAATGGTTCTGAACCTAATTTAGTACAAGGTAAAGCTACACCAGTTGCAGAACAAGGCTATGAATCTTGGGCAGAAGTAACACAAGCTATGGCTGACCCTAGATATTCTAAAGACCCTGCTTATCAAGCGGCTGTAAAAGCTAAGATAGCTAACTCAGAAATATAATATGTGGTTAGCAGTCTTAAAAAAGATATATGAAGCAGAACAGTCTGAGGCTTCAGCAGTCATTGATACTTTTTTACAAAAAAGTGTTGGTGTTGCAGACCATGATAATTTTGTCAAAACTTTAAAAACAAACTTTGATAAACTTGTTCATGCAAAACATGCTATTGGTGAAATAGATGACATTATTAAAAAATCTAAAGTACCCATAGTAGAAGAAACAAATAAAAATAAAAAGGAGAAATAAATATGCCAATGGGAAAAGGAACATACGGTTCTAAAAAAGGAAGACCAAGCAAAGCATTAAAAGGTGGACAAAAAAGACTACCTATGGCTTTGAAAAAAAAAATAATGAATAGTAAAAGAAAGAAATAATCATGGCAAAACGTGGATTATACGCCAACATACATGCTAAACGTAAAAGAATTGCGGCAGGTAGTGGTGAGAAGATGAGAAAAGTAGGAGCTAAAGGTGCACCTACTTCTAAGCAATTTAAGAGAGCGGCAAAGACAGCTAAGAAAAGGTAGTCATGGTCGCTAAAAAATACCAAAATCCTTCAGGTGGTCTAAACTCAGCAGGACGAAAGTATTACAATTCTCAAGGCATGAACCTTAAAGCACCAACTAAAAGTAAAACTAGCGGAAGACGTAAATCGTTTTGTGCTCGTATGTCTGGTGTTAAGGGTGCAATGTCTAAGAACGGCAAACCTACTAGAAAAGCATTAGCTTTACGTAAGTGGGATTGTTAATATAGTTGTGCAACCTACTTAGGTGGCAACTGCCATCAACAGTTTAGCCAAATAACTTGACCTACTGCGGTAGACAATCTTGACTAAATAACTGAATTGAAGAGGCTTTTATAAACTAAGTCATAAATCACAAAGGAGACAAATATGGCAAACGCAAATCCAGTATCAGTTGGAAGAGCAAATGCAGGTGGTTCAGAAGACGCATTGTTTTTAAAAGTATTCGCAGGAGAAGTTTTAACTTCTTTTGAAAGAGCTTCAAAAACAGCAGGTGCAGATATGGAAAGAAGTATCTCATCTGGTAAATCAGCAACTTTCCCAGTAATGGGTAGAGTAGCGGCGGCTTACCACACAGCAGGAGCAGAAATCAACGGTTCTGACGTAAATCACAACGAAAAGGTTATTACAATTAATGACCTTTTAATCTCATCAGTATTTTTATCAAATATTGAAGAGGCAAAAAACCATTGGGACGTAAGAAGTGCGTATTCACAAGAGCTAGGGAGAGCACTTGCTTTCACTAAAGATAAGCACATTTTACAAACTATTGGTCAGGCATCATTAGTAACTACACCTAACGTAACTGGTGGAGATACTACAAGTAACATAACTAACACAGGCATTGCGTCTTCTACAGATGCAACTGCGGCTAATGCAATGATTGATGCAATCTTTGCGGCGGCTAAAGAGCTTGATGCAAATTATGTTCCTGCCGAAGGTAGAAAATGCTTCTTAAGATTAGAAGAATACTACAAACTAGCTAACGCAACAAATGCAGTAAACGTAGACTTTAGTGGTAGAGGTTCTATCGCTGAAGGTAAAGTTCTAAGAATTGCAGGAATTGATTTAATACCAGTTCCTCATTTTGTGGACTCTAACGTAAACTCAGGAGTAGACCAAGGTTCAGCAACTAACGGTGGTTCAAACCCACAAGCTGTAAACTTATCTAACTTCGTTGCTTTAGTATCTCACCCAAGTGCTGTAGGTACAGTTAAACTTATGGACTTAGGTGTTGAAAAAGAGTACGACATCAGAAGACAAGGTACGTTAATGGTGGCTAAATATGCTATGGGACATGGTGTATTAAGACCAGAAGCGGCAGTAGGTATTAAAGAAGCGTAATAGTTTCTTTACTATTTATAAGATTAGGGGGAGTCAAATCCCCCTTTTCTACTTTCAATTAAAAGGATAAAATGACAACACAAATTACACCAACTACAGAATTACAAGCAGTTAATACTATGTTGAGTACAATAGGAGAAGCTCCTGTCAACTCAATTACAGGTACAACAACTGTTGATGTATCAGTCGCTAAAAATATTCTTGATGAAACTTCTATGTCCGTCCAATCACAAGGTTGGAATTTTAACACACATACTAATTACAAATCACTATCTTTAGATACAGATAATAAAGTACCTTTACCATTAAACTGTGTAAAGGCAGACGCTAATCAATCATACAGACACTTAAATTATACAATTAGAAATGGTTTTCTATACGATATGGAAAAACATACTGATGTATTTACAAGTGCTCCTGCTTCAGTGGACTTAGTCTTAGTCCAACAATTTGAACATCTCCCAGAATACGCAAGAAGATATATAGCAATGAAAGCCGCTAGAAGATTTGCGTCAAGATTTATAGGTGATACAACTATCACACAATTAATTGGTCAAGATGAGAATGAAGCATTAGTTTCTTTTCAACAAGCAGATGCACAAGAATCTGATACTAATATATTAAATGGTGATTCTAATACTTTTTCAATAATTAACAGAACAACTAGAAGGACTTACTAATGGGTGGTGTGGTATCGCAATCTATACCTAATTTTCTTAATGGTTTGTCTCAACAGACACCTACACAAAGAGGAATAAATCAAGGTGAAGACCAAGTAAATTTTGCAAATAACATTGTAGATGGTTTATCAAAAAGACCACCGCTAGATTATGTTGCAAATTTAGATGGTACTAATTTATATCCTAACACAACAAAATTTTGGTCTATTCAAAGAGATGAAAACAATCAATACATTGTAGCATTTTATAATGGTGGTGTAAAAGTATGGGATTTAGCAGGTAATGAAAAAACTGTAACAATACAAAGTGGTGCAAGTTATCTTACTTCTACTAATCCTAAAGAAAATTTTAAATTAGTAAACATTGCAGATTTTACATTTATTGCAAACACAGCTACAACTGTAGCGGCAGACTCAACAACATCTGCGGCTAAAGTAGAAGAGTTTTTAATAAATGTTAAATTAACAAACTATGGTAGAGAATATAAAGTAGCATTAAAACACCCTAACATGGCACAAGAGTTAGAGGTACAGTTTCAATTACCTACTGGTAATGATGCTTCTACAGATAGTAAGTTTAGAGATACAAACAAAATTAAAGATATATTATTAAATGGTACAGCTAGTACACACTGGGATAGTGCCGCTAATGGTATTGGTTTTAAAACTGTAAGAACAGATACAGGAGCAACAGTTTCTAGTTCACAAGGTTTAGCAAATTATTCTGGGTTTACATCTCATTTTACATTTGAAAGTTTTGACTCAGTTATATACGGAAAACCTACTGACCAAAATGCAAACTATACAGTAAGTACAGCAGATGGTTCAGGTAATACTGCCATGTATGCTATAAAAGATAAGATACAAGATTTTAGTGATTTACCTTATTATGGTAAATTAGGAGTTATATTAAAAATTACAGGTGACGAAGGTGATACTTTGTCTGATTACTATGTTGCGTTTCAAGGCAATGGTGTATGGAATGAAACTATTGCACCTGCAACATCTGTAGGTTTAGATAACTCTACTATGCCACACGCATTAGTAAATAATAATAATGGTACATTTACATTTAAAGAATTAGATTATACAGATAGAACATGTGGAGATAGTGATACAAATGCTGACCCTAGTTTTGTAGGTAAGAAAATAAATAACCTTACATTTTACAAAAATAGATTAGGTATTATGTCTGGTGAAAATTTAGTATTAACAGAAAATGCTAGTTTCTTTAATTACTTTCAAACTACTACAACACAAGTTTTAGATACAGACCCTATTGACATTGCGGCTTCAGGTACACAAGTTAATACACTTAAAAATTCTGTAGGATTTAATGAGTCTTTACTTTTATTTTCTGATACAGCACAATATAAATTAGATAGTGCAGGAGATACTATATCACCTACTACAGCTATACTTAATGAAGTATCTTCATTTGAACATGATGATTCAGTGCAACCAGTGTCAGCAGGTAAGTTTGCATATTTTGCACAAGCAAGAAATAACAACACTGCAATAAGAGAATACTTTGCAGATGATGATACATTAACAAATGATGGTTTAGATATTACAGTATCAGTACAATCACTATTACCTACTAACGCTTTTCAAATAGTAAGTAATACTACAGAAGATACACTAGCTATACTATGTTCAGACACAGCAGACTCACAAACTGCACCATATACTTCAGGCACAGCAGTGTCACCTACAAATGCAGATACATTATTTATTTATAAGTATTTCTTTGATAGAGGTGAGAAAGTACAAACTGCGTGGGCTAAATGGGAATTTAGTGGTGTTAAGATTTTAGGTGCTATGTCACTAGAAAGTTTCTTATATGTAATGGCGGCAGAAGGAACAAACACAAAATTATTTAAAATAGATTTAAGAAATTTAAAAGACACAACATTAGGACATGGAGTCTTTTTAGATTTAAAAACGTCAGTTACAGGTTCGTACAATGCTACAACAGACTTAACTACGTTTACTTCACCGTATGGTGCAAGAACAGGATTAATAGCAGTAGATAGAACAAATGGTGCTAATTATACAGCCACAAATACAACAGGCTCTACATATACTATAGTAGGTAATCATACCTCGTTATTTATAGGTGTACCATTTTCTTCTGTTTACAGATTGTCTACTCAGTACATAAGAGAAAATACTGGTAGAGGATTGGTAGCAGTAACTTCAGGAAGATACCAAGTTAGAAATATATCTTTTAACTTTGAAAACTCTGGTTTCTTTGAAGTAGAAGTTACACCTAATAATAGAGATACGTCTACAACAATAATGAATGGTTATGTTATTGGTACGGCTACATCTATTATAGGAAAACCTGCTATTAACTCAGGAACATTAAGAGTTCCAGTGCAATGTAGAAACACAGAATTTGTAATGGATATAAAAAGCAACTCACATCTACCAGTTTATATTGCTGATGCTGAAGTTGAAGGTTATTATCATTCACGTTCAAGAAGGATTTAATGATTAAAGAAAATTATGTACGTAAAGCTATAATAGCAGATGCGTTGGAGTTATCTCCTAAAATTAGAAAAGGTGACAGAGAAGAGATTAGAGCATCTGAAGGTATATCACCTTTAAGAGCTTTAGTAATGCCTTTTACTTATAACAATGCAAAAATATATACTATTGTAGGTTCAGAAAAAGAAGGTGTAATAGGAATGTTTGGTAGTAATCCTACACAATTACCTGAGTATGGAGTAGCGTGGTTATTGTCTAGTGAAGATTTATTTAAACATACAAAACAATTTATAAAAGAGTGTCCGTATTGGGTAGCACAAATGAGTGAAGGTTATGAATACATTTACAATTTTGTAGATAAAAGAAATTGGAAAAGTTTAAAATGGTTACAATTTTTAGGATTTGAACCAAAAGAAAATATAGAAAACTATGGTGTTGGTAAAATGCCATTTTTATTAATGATGAAAGAGGTAAATAAAAAACATGTGTAGCAT